CTAGAGCATGATGACGAAGACAGCGGCGATCTTGCCGCAAGTGAGTCTTTTGATGATGTTCCGTTCAACAAGCACCCTCGGTTCAAGAAGCTTATCAATGAGCGAAACGAACTGCGACCAAAGGCAGAACAGTACGATCAAATAACAGGTTATCTACAAAGGGAAGGTCTATCGCCGGAAGAAGCCGCCAAAGGGTTTGAGATTATGTCTCTGATGAAAAACAACCCATTGGAAGCCGCTAAAGCTTTACAGCCTTACCTAGACAACCTTTCAGTCGCAACTGGGCAGACTTTGCCGCAAGACGTACAGCAACGTGTTGATGATGGCTATATTGATGAAAGTGACGCAGCGGAGATCGCCCGACTAAGGGCGGAAAACCAGCGTATTGGTTCGCAGCAAGCGGTAACGCAAGAGCAAATCAATAGATCTAATCTTCAGCAATCCCAAACGCAAACAGTCAATGCTGTTGTGGCCTGGGAACAAAAGATCAGATCGAGCGATCCTGACTATGACCTCAAAGCAGATGAGTTGGATGACCGAGTTAAGGTTATTATGTCTGACCGCCGTGCGGCGGGTAATGCAAGTCCACTTTCGCCAGATGAGGCGCTAGGCATAGCCAAGCAGGCTTACGAGGAAGTGAACCGCAGAACCCAAGCTAGGGTCGGAAATAAGAAGCCAATCAAGTCGGCATCCGGTGGTAAATTGGGCGGAACCCCACACGCAGAGCCGAGCAGCCTTATGGAAGCTGTGCAGAACGCTCTTTCTAGTTCCGCTTAACCGAGAGGAATAAGAGAATGGCATTTACTAGTGCAGAGTTGGCCAACATCGCCAACGCAGCCTTGGACTATTACATAGAAAAAGGCAAGGTACTAAGCCAGACACTCGCGGATAAGCCTCTGCTTAGTGCTATGGACGGCAAAGCAAAGACTTTCCCAGGTGGAAAAGGCGAAGTATCAGTCGCAGTCAAAGGCGACTACACAACAACTGTTGATGGTTACACTCACAATGCGACTGTGACCTACGCAAACCCAGCCAACATCAAACGTGCCAACTATGCTTGGAAAGAGCATCACTCAGGCATTTCGTTGACACTTACCGAACTGAAGAAAGACGGTATCAGTGTCACCGATAGTTTGAACGGAGCCGGAACATCAAACCATTCTGGTCGTGACCAGACTGTGTTGGTTAACTTGTTGCAAGACAAGCTAGACGACATGATGGAAGGCTATTCACGCGGTATGAACACATTCTTGTACGGCGATGGAACGGCTGACCCTGATGCGATTGCGGGTATTCAGACATTGATTAAGGATGTTCCAGGAACAGGAACAACTGGCGGCTTGTCTAACGCAACCAACACTTGGTGGCAGAACCGTGCAGATGTGGCAATTGCGACAACAGCAACTGGTCAAGAACTGATCGAAAAGCTTCACACTGAAATGCGCCAATTGAAGCGTTTTGGTGGCCGCCCAGATATTGCGGTTTGTGGATCAGCTTTCCTTGATCGCCTTGCTGACGAACTCCGCCGCAATGGTAACTACTCGCAAACAGGCTTCTCACGCGGCCAAAACATTGCGATGGGTGAGATCACATATAACGGTCTGACCTTCCAGTACGATCCAACACTCGATGATCTGTCAATCACTTCTCAGAACCCTGACAAGCGTTGCTACATCATCGATTCTTCAAAGCTATGCATGTACTACATGGACGGCGAGAAGATGAAGCGGCACAGCCCAGCACGGCCAGCCGATCAATATGTGATGTATCGTGCCTTGACCACAACTGGCGCTTTGGTTGCTACGCAATTGAACTGTCACGGCGTTTACGAAATCGCCTAACAACAAGCTGGAGCAGTAATCGTGCTGCTCCAGCTATTTTCATTGGAGGATTAAATGATTGAATACGGTTCAGTCGATATCGCAATTGGCGGGGATTCCAGAGCGGTAATTCACAAAAACACTGTGTCTATTCCAGAAATTGTAATTTTGCAGTCGCTGCACGGCGATGACGCAATTACCAACATTCGCATCGATGGCACTTGGGATACCCCAGATGATGTGGAGAGAGATCGCCTTGGCATCCTTTACAAAGACAGCAAGGTCATCGAGGTGTTTCAAAAATATGGCGATTTACCCAAGACCTTGAAAGATGCACGGATTGGCGAAGCATTGCTCGATCCTGTTTTTGTTAAAGAGTTGTCTGAGGCTCCAGCCCCAAAAAAGACAATCCGTAAACGCGCTCGAAAGGCAGATGGTTCATTTAAGTCTGATGATCCAACCACTCCACAGAATGAAGCATGGGAGCAGTAAATGGCTAGAGGAACATCTTTAGGCACTTTGATCGAGGATTTGCGCGCCGAAATAGGGCATTCCCTTCAGCCCAACCTTGGGCGGTCAATGAGAGATGTTCTTGTTAACTATTTGCAGAGAACACAGCGCCGGTTATGGGAAGACTATAGCTGGCCTTTTCTCCGCGTTAAGCGAGATCTAAGCATTAGCGCGACTCAGCGGTACTACAACTTGCCTGCCGATGTCACTTTCGAGCGCATCGAACTGGTTGAGTTTAAGCATGGTGATGTTTGGCATAAACTGGTCTATGGCATTGGTCGAGACGAGTTAAACCAACACGACTCAGACCGAAACGTGACCAGTTATCCGATTAGGCGTTATGACGCTTACGAGGGCGATCAGATAGAGTTTTGGCCTGTTCCTTCAACAAACAGTGTGGCATCTAGCGGCGCTGGCGAAGTCCGTATAACTGGCATCAAAAATCTAAGCCCCTTCATTGCATCGGCTGATTTAGCAGATTTGGATGACCAGCTTCTAGTTTTGTATGCAGCCGCTGAAATAGCCGCTCGGCAAAAGCAAGCAGATGCTCAAAACAAATTGCAGCAAGCTAATGCTCATTATTCAAGGCTCAAGGCGCGGCTTGCCAAAACCGACACATTCGTCATTGGTGGCGGAGAACCAGAAGGGATGTACCGTCCAAAAGGCCCACCACTTGTTGCTAGGATCTAAGTATGCCTTACATTCTTGTTGAAGACTTTCGATCGGGCTTAGACGCTAGACGCATGAACGTGACCAGCAACCCTGGAACGCTTGTAACTCTAACTAACGCACACATCACGCGAGGCGGCGAGATAGAGAAGCGCCCAGCGTTTGTAAACCTTGCGGCCTTGCCGAGTAACACTTTTGGCCTAGCGGCTGCCGGTGGCCAAATATACACGTTTGGAAGCGACCCTTCATCATCCGTGACTTTTGCTTCTGGCACACCGGCAAACGTAAACTATGTTCAGCTTGCCCACCCAACGAGCGAGGCAATGACAAAAGTCTTATCAACGGACTTTTTCAATGGGCAGGTTTACGCCGCCGCCGAATTTGCTGACGGACGTATATACCATTATTTCAACGGTGCGCGTATCACTGATTGGTTTGATGGCAGAGCAAGAGCAAAATTCAGCATAACGGCTGGATCCTTGGGCGGGACACCCGCAAGCGGATCATTCGAGGTAACAGGCGGAACAGCTAACCCAGGTGATGATATCCGCGTTGTTCGCGTTAACAATGTTGAAATAACGAATAACACAAGCACAATCGCACACACCGGCAACAACACAACATCCGCTGAGAACGTCAGGGATGCAATCAACGCTTTTACTTCTGTGCCTAATTACACAGCAACAGCCGCTGCCGGAGTCGTAACTATCACGGCTGCCGACCACGGCATTGCCTCAAACGGCTTTGCCGTAACTGTTACAACCCAAGGCGGCTACGCAGTCGGAAACATTAACGCGCTATCTGGCGGCGTTGATAACGCGGTCACAAGCATTACTGTTAATGGCGTTACTGTGTTCCAGGGCCAAGTTGTTTGGGACACATCGAACACCGCAACAGCCGCCGCTATAGCAGATGCTATAAATTCGTTTACATCAGCACCTAATTTTGAAGCAACTTCAGTTGGTTCGTCTGTGAATATAATGTCAGACGATAGCGGCGCTGGGCAGAACAATGATGTCGTGGTTGTCAATGTCAGCGGTAACGTAACTACAGTTTTTAGTCCGGCATCCCAGAATTATTTGGACGGAGGTGCAGCGAGTAACAGCATTAATGGTTATATCCCAGGCGCTTTTGTTCGTCCGGCAAAATCAAAGATGTATGCCCTGTCGGACTCGCTCTTACATTTTTCTGCAATTGATGACCCCAATGAGTGGAATGACGCAACGCTTGGCGCTGGCTTTATCAACTTGTCCAACAATGCAAAAGGATCTGAAGACCTAAAAGCTATCGCCAACTATTTTAACAACATCGCCGTTTTTGCTGAACAAGCAATTCAGATTTGGTTTGTTGATGCAGATGAAGCGTTAAACCAGCAAATACAAGTGCTGGTGAATACTGGTACAATAGCGCCTAAATCAGTGGTTGAATTTGGTGATAACGATGTTTTCTATTTGTCTCTATCAGGTATCAGATCGTTACGTTCGCGGGATAGCTCCAACGCAGCCTTCGTTGGCGATATTGGCAATCCGATTGATGATCTCATTAGTACAGAAATTAACACAAACCGTGATACAGCGGAGCAGGCAACTGCCATTCTTGAGCCGCAAGACGGACGGTATTTGTTGGCGGTTGGGTCAAAAGTGTATGTGTTTTCCTACTTCCCATCATCAAAAGTGTCGGCGTGGAGTGTTTACGAGCCTGGATTTTCAGTAAACGAATGGGCTTATGACGGCGCTCAGATTTTAGCTAGAAGCGGAAACGATCTTTACAGCCTTGGCGGTGAAAACCGAAACACATATGACAACTCTACTGTGACAGTTCAGTTGCCTTTCCTTGATGGATCGTCTCCAGCAACAAGCAAAGATTTTTACGGCTTGGATGTAACGTGTGAGAATGAATGGGATATCCAAGTCGCCACAGACCCAAGTGATATATCTCTTCTAGAAACCGTCGCTACAGTCAACAAAACAACATATGGCATGGGAAGAGTTAGCATGATTGGGTATTCAACCCATATAGCGCCAAGGCTTGTCTGCACAAAAGATGGATATGCGAGATTGGGGAATATCGCAGTCCACTACAACCAAAGCGAGGCCGGATGATTTATGGGAAGCCGACTGCTTTTGAGATTTATGATGTCGCAAAGCGGATGCGCCAAAGGGATTACGATGAAATTGTCTGCACAACTTATTCGCAAAACAGGGAAGAGTTAGCCGCCTTTTTGGGCGAAACGTGGTCAGCATGTGAAACGACAATCGGCTGCGGAACGAAAGAAGACGGAATCATAGCTGTTTTAACATATGTGCCTTTGCGACCGAATGTGTGGAGTTTTGGGATGTTTGCGACAGATGACTTTCAAAAGATCGGAGCGCAACTGACAAGGCTCATAATAAAGCGTATAATTGGAGCCATAGAACAGACAGGCGCTCATCGAGTCGAGTGCCAATCGATCGAGGGATATGAGGAAGTCCATAACTGGTTAGAGTTTCTGGGATTAAAAAAGGAAAGTTTGATTAAAGGATTTGGGCGCAACGGAGAAAATTTTATCACGTTTGCTTATGTGAAAGAGAGTGTTGAGTCGGTCAAGTGGGCTGGTTCGGGAAGGATTGAAAATGTGCGGTAGCGGCGGCGGAAACAATAGCGAAGCTGAAGAGGCTCGGAAACGAGAAGACGAGCGGCAAGCCAAGATCCGTGATGGACGAGAGCGGATCGATCAAAACTTTAGTCAGTTTGATGATGATTATTTTGCTGGCCGCCGCCAGTCTTATCTTGATTATGCAAAGCCCCAGTTTGATGACCAGCTAACAGATGCCTCAAAAACCCTTCTTGCTGCTTTGTCTCGGAGTGGGTTGTCGGATTCATCGATTGCCGCTAATCGCCGTGAAAAGCTAGCTAAGATGGCTGGAACCAAAGAACGAGAGATCGAGGACAAGGCATTAGATTTTGAGAACAGCGCGAGAAAAGCTGTTAATTCTGCCCAAACCGATCTTTACGCCCAGAACGCTAATACTGCGGATCCAATGTTGGCTGCAAATACGGCAATGACCCGAGCGCAAACCCTTACCTCATTGCCAGCATATAGCCCTCTGGGTGCGCTATTCGAGGGAGTTACAAGCGGCCTTGCAACACAAGCGGATCTAGAGCGAAGAGGGCAAGCTAAATACGGCAATGTGCTGTTTGGCTCTGGTAGCGGCGGATCAGGTACTGTGATTGGTGACTAATGATCGAGAGCCACGAAGTTACAGACACTAACTTTTATCAAGTGATTGGAGAAATAGTAAGGATAATGGCAGTCAGCGACATTCATCATAAGTGGACTGTTAGCGACATCGAGCGGATGGTTGCCGCGCCATTGTTCGCACAACGTGCCTTACTGTACTACGACAACGATGATGGCGAATTGATTGCATTTGTCACGTTTGCTTTTTTAGATGAAGAGTCAGAGCAACATCATGTGAACCGCACAAGGATGCTGGATCCATCTGTTTTTTCAAACGGTGAAAACGATGGGCAGCTTTGGTTTATGGAGTTCATTGCCCCATTTGGCGGTGTTCCTGACTTAATGAGGCACACAAAAGAGTGGATAGAGGAACTTTATCCAAATGTGCTTGAGGCAAAGTATAGGCGTTTGAAGACAGGGCGTATCGGAAGAATATCAGCGGCCAGACCCGCACTGATGCATTAAAGGAGTTAGTTATGGGTGAACCATCGAGCAGTGACAACAATGCTGATAACACAAAGCAGATAGATTACAGCAATCCGAATGAAGCGCGATCAGCGGATCAGCGCCGTGCAGATGCTTACTCATCGCTTGATGAAGGCGATAATAGAACTTACTCAACAGGCGATATGATCTTCAATCCAACAGTGGGTCTGGATAAAACTATTGGCCAAATTAATCGAAACAACCTTCGGTCTAAGTTGGATGAAGGGGCGATGCCACAGTTTGACCAAAACGGAAACTTCAAAGGCGTTTTTTCAGAAGGGCTTTTTGGCGGCAGAGTTTACTCAGGAACCCCAATTGAAGGCAGACCAGAAACTGGGTGGAACCAAGGCGGCGGTGACCGTGATGGGCAAGTTGCAGCCCAGCGCAGAATGGTTGACCCATTGCAAGTGGCGCGTGACCGAAGAGCGACAGCCTACGCAAACAGAAACCAAGCTTTGGTCGATGCTTTCGGCGGCTTCAATGATGATTACTATTCTGACCTAGAGACAGCATTTAGAGATGTGAACACCCCTGGCGTTCAATCTCAATATGACGATGCGATGCGCGGTATCTATCAAGGGTTCAAGCAGCAAGGCATATTTGATCAGTCCGATTTTGACTCAAGGGTAGCAGCATTAAATGCACAAAGAACAGCGGAAGAGGCCAGAATTGGAACAGCGGCGAAGGATTATGCTGAACAGCAACGCAAAACCATCGCTGACCAGCAATCAAAGCTTGCTTCATCTCTAAGCGGCATTATGGGCGGCGCTAACACAGTAGAAGAGATTGACGCTCAAACAAACAACATCGGTCAGTTTAGCTTTGACAGCGACATCGCAAAGCTTAAAGCAGCTGGCCCCGATGCTCCATCGATGGATATGTTTGCCGACTTTGATAAGGTTGCAGCGCCAACCCTGACTGGCGCAGCGCCAGCCAATGTTGCTCCAATCAGCCCATCAGCATTCGGGGGCGCGTCTCAACTAGTTAACACTGGGGGCGGAAGCGGCGCTTCAACTGGTGTTGCAAGTCCATTTTCTGGCTCTAGCGTGAAGGTGTTATAATGTGTAATCCATTAGCTATCGGTATCGGCGCACAACTTGGCGGCATGTATTTGCAGAATCGGTCTGCAAACGAAGCCAAGTCTGCAAGAGGCACTGTCACGGCAGCCGAAAATGTAAGGCAGAACGCGCTCCAAGACGAGTCAAAAGGGGCGATGCTAGCGTCAAACGCCATGATGGATAGATCTGGTGGTTTCGACAAAGGCGTTGCAGATGAAGCTGCCGGACTAGGTAAGTATTATGGCGGGGATGTGGCTGGTGCGCTGAACTTGCCGTCTGCATCATCTAATGCTCCTAAAATTGTGTCCGATGCGTTTACAACAGCGACCAACAATGCTGACGCTTTCAACAACAAACAGAACGCGCAGCTAGCTGATCTTAACAGCTTTGGCACTTATCTAACCAACCGCGTTAACCCTCAGTTCAGTCAGAGCGCAGCAACTGGCCAAATGACAGGCAACTTTATGAAGGGTTCCGCTGGCGCACTAGGCGCAGAGTTAGAAGCTGCCAACGAAAAAGCATACAACCCACTCGCTCAACTTCTCATGGCTGGCGGTCAAGTTGGTACAAATTACGGCTTGTATAAAGGAAAAGCATAATGGCAAGACGCAACCCTTACGCAATGGATCCAGCCCTGATGCAAGGGGTGAGCAACTTGACTCGCGCACTGATTGGCAGCGCAGCGGATGATGCTTCACTCGCCAGAGCCAGAGCGAGTGACGCTTTGGCTGGTAAATATGATGCTGAGACTGAAGGGCTAGGCATCAAGAACCAGAATGCGACAAACCTACAATCCGCAGTGGCCAATGCCTCAACCGCTGACGGCCCTCTTGCACAATCCATCCTTGCCTCGATGGGCGGCCAGATGGACAACGGAAACATGATCCAAGCCGTGCCGCAAGGTGGGCCGCAAATGTCTGTTCCAATGAACGCTAATCAAGTCAACGTGTCTCAAGCTGATCAGTTAAGTGGTTTAGCCGGTCTTGCCAGAGCGTTTTTCGGAGATATGACGTACTCACCTGATCAGTTTGCTGGTGGTCTTGAGAACTTACAAGATTCAAAAGCCCGCAGTCTTGCCACGACATTGGCACAGGGATCCGATGACCAAAGACGGCAAGCCATGACAATGATGGGCAAAAGCCCTGGTCAGTATTTCGACAGTGGTGTTGCACAAAGCGAACTCGCAAACACTTTGACAGCGGCAATGGACAAGAACGCTAAAAGCTTGGCAGGCACTCAATACACCTCAGACAATACCTTGAAAGGCACGGACAACAAAACAGCGGCACAATTTGGTGTTGGCGGCCAAGGCGATAGAGACAACAAACGCGACAACGCAACAACAAAAGCGGTTGCCGGTGATTTGACCGCCGCCAAGGAACGCTGGAACAACTACAAATCCGACAGAGAACAAGAGGCGGCTAATTATAAAGTGAACACTCAAGCTGGTGTTGACCGTGACAAGAACAAAGCTGCCGATGCGACTGTTCGTTACAAGCACGACAATCGCACTGTTGAGTTTACTGTAGAGCCTGGAAAACTTCTTGTCATTGATCCGGTTAGCGCCAAGAAAGCTAAAATCCCGATCCAGACAGAGGGCGAGTATGAAGGATTGTACATCCTCGATGGCGGCGAAAAGCCTGGTGATGTGACTGTCACAGTAGGCAAAGGCGATGTCTATATGAATAAGACTACGGCTGACGCGCTTGGCATAAAACCAAACGCTAAAGGCCAGCATGTCATTCCTGGCGCTGGTTTTAACGATTCAACCTCATCAGGCAACAACGCATCATTGAAAGTCAGCACCACCGAAGCAAAGAAGTATCAAGAAATTGCAGTGCAATCTTTGGATAACTCCATCGGTGATGACTATCAAGATTTTACAAACGGCCAAGGCATCATAGACCATGTTGTTAATAGTGTTTTGTCGGGTGTGGGCAGCGACAACAATTCTCTAGTTAGCCAGCAAATACGCAAAGCAGTAAATTCATCAGAGTTTGTGCCATTCAAAATTCCTGGAGACGAATTTTATAATTTCGACAAAGGTAAATTCCTTGCGCCAAAAGGTCTTGTCAATAAAATTGCGAAGAGCAAGAAAAAAAATGGCGGTCAATTGTCACCTCAAATGGCAAAAGAATTGACGGCAAGCGTCATCGCAAAATACCAATACTTAAATCCAGAAATGATGGCGATACTTATATCAGAAGTGCCTCCGGCTAAAGAGGATAACTAAATGAATTATTCTTCAGCGCCCAGCGGCGGAGAGTTCGACTTTCTGGACTCTGTGCTTGGCCTTGAGCCGTCTTCTGCGCCTGCAACACCGGCAGACACCAGCCCTAATGGCGGCGGAGAGTTCGACTTTTTAGACTCTGTGCTTGGCCTTGAATCTCCGGTTGCGGCAGATGCTCAGGCTCCTTCACCTGACTCTGTTGTAGCCGATCTCCCCACGGCTCCAGTGCCGCAGCCGGAGAGCCAACCGTTTCCCGATATGATGCCGGTTAGTGATCCGCTGGGGGGCGATGTAACAAACGAACAGATGTTACCGGAGCCTAGCGGCCCATCGGTTTACCCTTCCGTGTTTGACGCGCCTGACCCTCGAACAGTGCAGATCGAGGCAGAGCAGGCTCGACTAACTGATGTTGCGTCTCAGCTTGGGCCGACCATCGATAAGGCGAACATGAACGTAAACGAAGGTCTGTCACAAATAAAAGGCACACCTGGCAAGTTTACGATGAACATAAACGGATCCGATGTGCCGATCGATGACGAGTCAGCCATCAAGACATTGTCACAAACCAACACTTATCAGCTTCCAGAAAGTTCATTGTTAAGCGGTTTCGTGCGTTTGAACAAAGCAGTTGCGCTTATCGGCACTCGCGTTGGCATGACCGACCCGCAACAAGCCTTCAAAATGATTGGCATGTTTAACAGGATAGCGCCTGACACGCCAAAAGATGTTGCGGATGCTCTCCAAGAAATGACACGCGAGGGCATGACTATTGCCGAGTCCTTTAACGTAGCAATAAGAAACCCAAAAGCCATACTGTATGTCGTTGGCGAGTCTTTTCCAATGTCGTTGCCATCGCTTGCAGCTTTCTTAGGCGGAACTGTAGTCGGATCCCCAAAGACCGGCGTTGCGGCAGGCGCGGCTGCGACATATGCAATCCAGTACAGCGATACAATCATGGACGAAATGCAGTCGTCCGGTGTTGATATGAAGGACGATGCTGCAATGCTTGCGGCTTTTAGTGATCCCGATTTTATGGATCGCGCAAGGACAAGAGCAAACGCCAGAAGCATCCCGATTGCATTTTTTGATGCTATGTCTATGGGTCTGTCGGGCAAGTTCCTTGCTATGGCAACCAGTGGCAAAGCATCAGTTGGTAAAACTATTGTCGGCGGTGCTGGGGAAACAGTCCAGCAAGGCATAACTGGTGGACTCGGTGAGTTTGTAGCGCAAGATCTAGAAACAAGACTCGGATTCCGAGACAAAATAAACTGGGGCGAAGTAAACCTAGAGATACTTGCCGAGGGGCCAGTAGGTGCTGTCGAAACAGCTATTGCTGGCATAGGAACAGCGGAAAAGAAGAAAGCCGAGAAAGCTGCCGCAACTCTAGAAACCAACGCTATCAACGAAACTGCTTTGCAGCTTCAGAACCCGCAGGGTAAGGGGTCTGGGTTTGTGGACGGCGATGAAAAGCTAGAGAGCGCCGAGTTTGCTGCGACAGACATGAAGTCTCGGATTGGCAGAATTGCTGCACAGGTCGAGGATGAGCAAAAAGCCGGAGAGTTTGATTTTCTAGACCCTATTCTAAATATAAGCACAGACGCACAAGCGGATGGCGGCAGCGTTGCGCCATTGTCACCGCCGGTAAACGTAAACACGCCGGAAGTCGCCCCAGCGCCAGATCCGGAAGTTGCACCAGTGGCAACCGCTGAACCGGAAGTTGCACCGCCAGTCACAGCGCCAGAACCGGAAGTCGCGCCAGTGGCAGCGGCGATTCCAGAAGGCGCGAAGACTCCGCTCGAAATGCTCAGATTTGATTACGAAAACGCTAACAGGGAATATGTAGCGCCAGCGCCAAACCCAAGCGCAATAACCGATGACGAATATAATTCGGTAATGGAAAAGTCGATCAAGGCTCGCCGCTTTAATGTTCCGTCCTTGACTGCTGACGGCGGTATGTTAGCGACTGACGTAGACGCAATATTT